CCGATTCTATGAATGACTCTCGCATAGTTCCAGCCTGATCTCTGTTGTGCTGTGCCAATACTATAAGTCCCAGTTCTATATGGTTTTGTATAATCAGGTATATCATCAGTTGTAGTTGACCAACCAACTGCTCCAACGGTGAATCCGGTATTAGAAGAAAGGTTGTTGTTACCGGCAAGGTTTGCCAAACTAAGAGTGCTGGCCGTTGCGTCATTAACAATAAGGAGTAGGGCGCCGGTATAAGCATTCTTAAAGCTATCAGTAGGATGATTATTTCCATCTGCTGTCACATCCTCATTTAATGTTCCACCCATAACCTCGAGAGCCTTGAATACACCTCGGTTAGTTGAACTATTATCTGTATAGACAGCATTTGAATTGATTGCTCCCATGCTACCAACGCCACCGGCTACATTAGTGTAACCGGCAACACCATTTGAAGATCCAAATGAAAGTTTTGCTGTTTCACCAGCAGCGTCATCCAAGTCAATATTGTCCAAAGAATCTGCCTCTGTCGGCGCAGAGACATCAGATGCTCCAAGTTGAAAGGTGAGGTTTTCAATATAATTGGTCCAGTTGGCATCTGCTAAGATCTTAACAACTACATATTCATCATCAGCGACTGATGCTGTTCCGAAAGTAACACAGTGGACCGAGTCCCCTGTAGCAGTTCCTCCGGTATTGCTGTTGTCATTAGCGCCATTAATCAAAGCACCGTTGCCATCCGCTATGGCTCCATAAGTGAAGTTCTGAGAAATATCCATCCAGCCGGATGAACCAGGCAGTTTAATATAAAATTGAACATTATCTGTTGTCAGAGAGGCGTTATTAATCTTGCTTGATTTGTCAGAAGTGATCTTTAAGTCTCGAATGGAAGCGCCAGTTGTGTTTTGAACCTTTCGATAAAAAGTCTTTGTACCAGATAGACCAGAGTAATTCGGATTTCCAGTAGGACCATCGCCAAGAGCGGAGAAGTTTCCATTTGTGATTCCTCCAACTGGGGTATTCTTCGGAGAATACAGATTGCTATTAAAAAACATCAAACCATCTGTATGTCCTGCCAAACCGGACCCAGTCATGTGACTTCCTGAGCTCCAAGTTGCGGCGCCTGCAACAACAGAGCCTTGAGTGGCATATGATCCTGAGGTGATTCTAAAGGTTTCATCATCAAATTTCTCTAGGAGATTTGAACTAGCGTTCGATACATTATAAATGAGCGTAGGGTTCGATGTAGCGGAACCAGTATTGCTAAGATCTGCTTTTAGAGGGTGAGTTAGATTAATCGCTCTAGTAAAAGCTGTACCAAGCATCGTTGCTGTACTGTTCGTTGATGACTGGGTTATCTGCAGTACTTTATTGTAGTTCTCGCCTCCACCAATCGCCGGTAGACTGGCAGCCGAGGCTGCGTTTAAATTTGTCTGCGTATACGATAAAACATTACCAGTTGGATAAGTGTGTTTATATACATTTGAAACTTGTGAGTTATAGGTGACAGAGGCACCAGTAAAATACTTAACCCCAGAAAGATACTTTGCACCAGAGCCGGCAACAGTTAATCTCGGATTCAATACTGCCATGGCGTTTGAATTAGCATCTGTGTCGTTAAACCATTGGATGAAGTTCGTTTTATAATTTGTTGCGCCATATTGATGCTCTACTTTGGCTATATTCCAACCCTTCCTCTGGTCTGACGGGTCTACAACAAACTTTGAAGTCCTATGTTGAAAAATGTCATAGAGAGATCCATTTTGATCTTGAGCAGAAGAGGTTATAGATAAAGCAAAAAATCCCGAGCCATTTCCGTTCAAATCAGATGCAGAGCCGGTGTTTGGATTACCAGCGCCCGAAGCGGTAAGATTCAAAGTATGCTTTAGTGCTCCATTAACATAGAGCTTAAGAGATCCACTTTCCGCATTACCAAAGGCATCATGTGAATAATTGACTTCTGAAGTCTTTAATTGTTCTGCGGTATTAAAATTAATAGCACCAGTTATTTCCTGTGATCCGTTGTAGATGCCAAGTCTATAATCTTCTCCACCTGTTGTGACGGTGTATTGAGAGTTCACGGTCAAGTTATCATTAAGCGACCCCGTATTGCCAACAGCCGTGTATGACCCAGGCTTACTACCTGCATTTATGGACAACTTCGGTGCAACACCAGCAGGGTTTGTATAATTTATTCTATCAACAGAAGGTGCTGGTCCTGGGACGATGATCTTAAGAATCTCGTTAAATTTATCAATCGCTGTTCCGATTGCTGTAGAGTTCGTAAAGTCAGCAAATAATCCATCTGTATACCCACCATCTTCCGCAGCACCGATGGTGCCACCAGCACTCTCCCCAGCGGCTGAGGTTAAAACTAAATTGAAATTCGAATCTACTGCTAGATAACTAGATGAATTGGGAGGAGTACCAGGTCGCAATCCATACATCTTAATTGGATTCGTAGCGGAAGAAAGGTTTATACTACCAGTAAAAACATGAGTATCATCGACAGAGTTCCCAAACTTGGAAGAACCATCTGCATTAATATTCGTTACGGTCTTGTTGACAACATCGACATTATATTGATTAGCATTAATTGCACCAGAAACGTTAAGAGTCCCCGTTAAATTGAGGACCTTGCCGCTTTCATCAAAAGTTAAGTCAGCAGACCCACCGAGGCCTTGACTGCCATCACTATATTGGATGGCTGTTGGTGGTGGTGCCGAACTGGTTAATAAGCCACTCTTTACAAATGCCCATCCAAAATCAGACATCTAGCCCCCCTCCAATTAAAATGTGCTAAATGCCAGCATTGGGTTGCCGGTTCCTGCGACAGCTACAAGATCGGATCCTTTGATATCAACCACAACATGTTCGTTATCTGAGACAACAATTGATTCCCTGTCGGTTCCTGTTTTAAAGTCAAACCGTTTTAGTTCACTCCATTGTTGAGTTGCATATAGATAAGTGTATACATTTGAAACGTTATTACCGGAGCCAGAGCAGTGAATGTGCATATATCGCTGGTTTTCAGTTAGATAAACCTTGTTGGTAGGGCTGGCTAGTGATCCCGTGCCCTCGATATCTAAAGCAGACAAGGCGATAATGGTCGTGACCGATGCTTCAACGCCATCTATCCCAGTTATGTTCTTGGGTCTTCGAGTTCGTCCCCAGCTATTATGTTTATGTATTGACATGTTAAAAACCTCTCTTTCCCTATAACTAGTTCTGTTTCCGCAAATTTTTCTTGTGTCTTGCGATTGCTTTCTTCTTGGCCAATCTTTTCTTCACCGATGGTTTCGTGTGATACCTTCGATCTTTCACTTCATCAATAATGCCAAGTTTTTTACACTTCTTAATGAATCTTTTTATAAAGCGCTCAGGGCTCTCGTTTTTGCGAGGCTTCGCCTTGTAATTTGTTGCCATTATTTACCTGCCAATTTTTTCCAAATATTTGGATTTATACCCAAAGCACCCAAATTAACCCCTGGGTCATTCGGATCAACACCATCCAACGGCTTTGAGCCGTGTGGCGATGCAGCGCTTGATCTTCGCTCATTTAAAGGTTGAGTACCTGCGAATAGATCAACGCCATTATAGGCATCATTTCCAATCGCATCAAGCATGCTCTTTCGTTGCTCTTGAAGCTTTCTTTGCCTTGCTTCGTGATCAACTTGTGGTGCTTGATAAGTTGGCTGTTGGGTCTCAACAATTTGTTGAGTTCCCGTTCCTTTTACGACCTCGGATATAATACCAGAAAGCACACCTTCTTCGAAGATGACTTCCTTGATACACTCCTTAATTAAAGGTCGCAGAGTTTTCTTTAGTGTTTCTTTGTTCATCGCGTCCTCGGATACTTCACTCTGTGCCCTTCTGGTTCGCTGGTCCCTTCTGGGGTGTCGGTTGGAATCTCTGGAGCATATCCGACTATGTCCTTAACTGGGTTATAAGCTGATGGTCCACGAACATTACCAACTGCTGTAGCTGGTGGTCCGGTTTCCATTTCGCTCGCCAGCGCATCCAACTCTTCTTGGCTTGCGCCATATGGTATGAACTTTTGGTTTGGCTTCAATTCCATAGATAGAGAGCTAACAAACCCTTGGCGAACTCTACCATCAGGTTGTAAGGTGAGGATGTATCCCATTCCACCTTCATTTTCCATCACGGCTTCAAGCTCTTCTTTGATGATTTGTTTTAGTTGTTCTTTTGTAATTTTCATTTTTTAACCCTCTGTTCTGTAACTCTGTGTAATGCTCCAACATAGTCTTTCATGCCACCCTTCTCTAATCCAAGAAACGATTCAAGGTGTGCTTGCATTAGGATGATGCTGTAGCCGATTCTTTTAGCATTTCTAGTCATATCTGGAGTCAGTTCTGATGTTTGTCTATAATCTTTGAGCGCTGTAATCTCTTCGTGTGCTGATCCGATAAGATTTTCAACTTTGGCAAAAATTTCTGACACACCAGCAACTGCGGTGGGGTCAACTGGACCATCTGCAACCGCTTCTTCAACGGCTCCAGGCTCTAGTTCGCCTGAAAAGTCAACAGAAAACTTATTCTGAATAAGGTCCAACACCTGTTGTTTTGACATTCCATCTAATTCGCCACCAGCACTTGCAGCGGCGAACCATTGCCTTGCCTTGATTCTTGAATTATCAGGGTCTTCATACCAATTGTCACGGCTATCTTTGTAGCCAGGCATAGATTCAAGTTCTTCTTTGATAAGTCGCAATAATTGTTCTTTTGTGATTTTCATGGGTGTAACTCCTTCATTAAATTTTGTAAAGCATCCATCGCTATCTTAGCATCGGGATACCAATCCACTAGTGGCGCAAGAACTGTCATGGCGCCATAAATACCATCATCAGTAGCATACCCGCCCACCGGACGTTTTCGTTCTGGTTCTGGTTCTACTGTAGATAGAGGGTTCTCAAGCGGTCCAACACTAAAAGCGTCATCACCTTCTTGTTGGATTGCTTTAAACTCTTCTTTGATGATTTGTTTGAGTTTTTCTTTTGTGATTTTCATTGTCAATCCTCTAGTTTATTGAAAGCATTGTAGTTTTCTTTTAAAATCTTCTTAAATAGTCCGTCTATATTACTTTCCCTCTGTTCTTTTAGTCTCGTGGAGAAAGAAACTTTTGATGGACCCTCGCCTTCCGGATAAACGTAGGCATCTGGTGTTGATGGCTCCGATACGATATCAAAGCAAATAAGTTGGAAGTCGTCTTCCACAATTGTCTCACCCATCATAGATTCTTTAACAGAACCAAGGCCGCGAGATGAGATCCCAAGCTTTACACCAGCATTCATGAGATCTTTTAAAATTCTTCCGCTTGGAGTGTCGAGGACTTTAATTTTGCCCATAACATCCTTTCCTTCCCACCATACTTTCGTAATCATATGGGAAACGTTTTTGAGGTTGATAACAGAATCGTCTGGATGGTCTAGTTCACCTGTTGCTCGGTTGTCGGCAACAATTGTCATATAGTTTTGGATTTCTCTTCTCAAAACTTTCTCTGGGTATTTGCGACCATTACCATTCTTCTTATCGGCAGTTTGAATACGACCGGTAAGATACATAGCACCATTATCAGTAATGTCCCTCTTCTCTCGTTCAGTCAAAAGGTCTTGACACATTCCGTCAGGACATAGGGCATGGAATTCTCTTAGTAATTGTTTAGACATTATCTTCCTCAGTTAAAAAATAGCGGGCGCCACCCGCTCGGGTCAGGAACCGCTGCAGCAACGGCGGACTGGCTGTAACATCCACTTTTTAATCATCAACATACTCACCTCCTGATCTTGATGATAGCCTCAAGCCGAAATCATCGACTAAGACCGAAATTAAATACGATGTTCCAGCCGACAAGCAACCGAGAACAAAACCATTCACGAAAGAACAGTCATAGCTAAATAGTTTGGTGTATGGGGAAAGGAGCATTAAAACCCAACCTACGTGGAATCCCACACAAAGAGGGCAGTTCCAAAGGGTGTTCCATTTCTTTGAGTAGTCCTTTTCTGGTCTTATGTCCTCAAAGATTTTTCCGTGGACGATGATAAAAGTCATGCCGTAAGCGGCTAGGATGAAATGTAATAAATCCAAGAATACCTCTGTCTGTTTTCTAAATAATTTTCATCATCGTGATTGCTGTATGCTTCTGTTTCAAATGGAATGTTGTAATAAGCAGTGTCGCCTTCTTGTCCTTTAACAAGTAGGTTCCAAGCCCACCATCCAAGATATAGAATAGGGAAGCCAATAAAGGCTAGTTCAATATATTGTTGATAATGAATTGTCTCATGTCTCTTTGTTGTCTCGGACATTTCGTCACGAGAGATAACAATTGGGCCGAGGGTGATCGCACCAATGTTGATTGGAGCAATGTAGGATAGCCAAACAGGAATCTTGCTGTTTTCAACAAATAATGGTTTCCAATCCTTCACACTACTCATCCGCTTGGTCGTATCGGTCGCCAAAGTTGTCCGAGGTTCTGTCAATGATGGTTCCCAACAAAGCCTTGACATATTCGCCATGTTCCCCAGGTTCATCCAATTTGGGGTCAGATGATGGGTCGTATTGATCTACCAATCCAATCAGTCCTCGATGAAGGCGAGTTAAATGTTTATACACTTCTTCGATCTCGGTCATATCTTTCATCATAAAACTATGGTTTGTGGCGTTGGATCCCCATCTATCTTTACGACAATCGTCCTCGGGGTCTGGTGTTTTTCCTGTGTAATCAAATGTATCGTTTCCGCCAATATGTGTCGTACCCTCAGGTGGTTGGGGACGAAGGAGAAAAGCAGGAACAGCATCCTCTGGAGCAGTCTCAGAATCATGTGCGATGGGCACTTCTGGTGTTTTTCTTTTTTCGTATTTCGCATCGTTTGCTGCTATATCAGCCCATATACTACTAGCGGTCTCTTTTGTTCCAGCGTCCCTATCGGAAGTTAAGCCCCAACCATTGGTTCCTGCGACTAGAAAAGCAAGATCATAGAGCAAGGTTCCATATCCTTCTCGGTCAAAATCTGGCGCGGTATGAACCGCACCGACTTGATAAGTCTCTGGAATACAAGGTCCACCAGTTGCCGGGAAGATAAAAATTGATCCAATATCTTTTTGGTTTTTCAGCAGTTCCTCCATATTGAGTTCTTCGCCGGGCGGGATAAAGAAAGCCTCTGGGGGGATTGTGTATAGAGTCAACCTAATGCTTTTGCCTGTTGGACCTAGTGTGTCATGGATCAAATATATATCATTCCCATCGGGAGTTGTGGTTCTGTATCCCCTGTCATCTTCGGCAAGGAACTTTCTCCAGTTCTCCATTATGAGCTTGTGTTTACTCATATGTGTATCTTCCATATAGATAGGGGGCGAACAGATTGCTTTGTTCAATTGAACCTTTTTTCTCGGCGGCTGGAACCTCTCCTAGTTCAGTTGAGAATTCTCCATCTGGAGAAAGCAAGTGATCATCTGACATGTCATCATAGGCTGTTGTTCCTTTCATGTATGATTCTTCGGTTGTCATCCATTCAGAAATAACCTTGAGGGCTACCTTGTTGACTTCAACTTCCTCGGAGGTCATAAGTTGACCCTCAAGAGACCCATAAATGTTTCCACCTTGGATTGAATCATATTCTAGGACGCCTTGGCTTCTCATATATTCCATCAACCGAGCTTCTGCTCCATACGTATAGTCTGAAATTGTTTCTTTCGCGAAAGTTAAAATCTTCCCATCGCTTTGTTGAAGGACGATATCGATGTCTTTGTGGTCGAGGATCATAATATCACCATTAACCGCAGAGCGAGTCATCAATTTAAAGCTAATCTCTTCTTTGTCAACAACTTCAATCTTAATCCCTTCGGGTTCAGGAGGCAATTCTATTACTTCTTCTTTTGGAGTAATCTTAATATTAAGAGACATTTCGCTTCACCTCCGCCAAAAGGTCTTGAATATAGAAAACCTCTTCGATTACAGCCTCATTTAGAGGCGCTTGGGCATAACTATCCAGCTTTGCCTTAACTTTTTGAAAATTTTCGGTTAGGTCCTCATCGGTGCTCTCTACGATCTCGGTAGACACGGCCTCCTTGAGCCTTCCAATTTCATTATTTAGATAAACCTTTAAACCAAGTCCATTGTCTGAATATGATGTGATGAAGTTGCCAAGCAATTCTTTTTGTTCTCTCAATAATGAGTGTTTGTATGTGCTGTTGAATCTGTCAACAAACATTTTGAACTCAAGTTTATCGAGATGTTTCATCTCGGTTAGAGTTTGATCTTTGCGACCAAGGAAAGAAACCATCTTGTCCTCGAGCATAATTCTTTTCTTGGCTCCGATGTTTGAGTCTTGGAGAAACAAGCCAACGGTTGCCAAGTCTTTATAATTCGGAACAAAGTTTGAGAATGTCTTGTTGCCAAGTGCTTTGTTAATTCGGTTAATCAAGACAGTTTGTTCGTTAAAGACTTCTTTGCGATCCAAGTTGTCAAAGTCTTTTTTGGTCTCAACCAAAAATCGTTGAGAATAATCTTTTGACATTTCTTTACTTTCTAGTAGAGAGTTGTAAAGGTTTAGTTCTTGTCGCAACGGTTTTTCCGTTGAGAAAAACTCCCGCAGGATTGTTTTGACAACACTTTGTTGCTCTTTGTCTTCTTTAATGATTGCCTTCGTTAATTCACGGATCAGACATTCGTAAAGAAAAGCGGTATTTCTTTTCTTATTATGCTTCATCTCTGTCTTCCTTTTTTGTTAATGATTCAATTAGCGACTTGATTTCGCCTTCAGCTTTAAATAGTTTAGCTTCTTCAAAATCGTTAGATTCTGTGACGCCCCTTGTTAAAGAATCCAGTCCACCGAAGCCAACCTTACCCGGCCAGATCTTTCTAGCAGTTCCAGTCTCGCCACCGCCGATGTTATTCATTTGTTTTTTCAACCCACCTTTCTTGTAGGTCAGCTTATGCTTCTTGTATGGGCCACGGGGCTTAGCATCATCATCTCGCTTTGCTGGAGGTTCTGCCATCAAGTCCGGTTCCGGCTCGTCAGCAGCAGGCTCGTCGCCTCCGAGATCGCCTAAGTCTCCACCCAGATCATCTCCACCGAGGTCTCCGCCTAAATCGCCACCAAGGTCACCTCCGCCACCTAAACCACCTTCTTCTGGAACAGCTCCTGCGGTTTCTAGAGCAGCCATGAATTTCTTATCAGTAAACATTTCGCGTTGCATGCGGAGGTATTCATCTTGAGATAGTCCGAGAAGATTCTCTGTAATCCATCGACGAGAGAAGAATCCTTCAGTCGCAGCTGCGGCAATATCAAATTTAGTCTTCCAATGTTCAAGCTCCTGCATCTCAGCAATCTTTGATGGATTGTTAAGAGATAACTTGAAAGTAAGAAGATCGTCTCCGCGATAACCAAGGGTGTAAAGATGGATGATTCCAATTTTTTCTAACTCAGCCAAGATGACACGTTGGAGTCTTTGGATGGTTCTTGCGAAGCGAATATCTTTTTGAGCTAAGGTCGTCTTATCTTCTGTCCCAGCACCTTCGCCCATAGACAAATATGATTGAGGAACTTTAAGAGCAGAGAACAATTTGTCTCGCAGATATTTTACATCTTCTATCTGTGCTGTGAATTGTCCCCCAGGAAGGTTGACGATGTCCGTAGAGGACTGTCCGCCTCTAATTGGGATAAAGTAGTCCTCTTCAATTGAAAGAGGGTTATAACGCAAATCTACGCGTCCTGTGGATGGGTCTACAACTTGATGTCTTTTCATTTGGGTCATAACCTTTTGCATGTATTGTTCTACATCTTGTGGTGCGATTCCACCCACATCAATTTTAAATACACGGCGTTCTGGTGAACGAGTGATTCGGTACGCCATCATAGCATCTTCTAGAAGAGTAAGCTGTCTCCAGATCCGTCTAGCAGGCTCTAGGACACTTGTTCCATATGGGGCGTGTTTGTCGTTACCCAACACTCTAAAGTGCGCCATTTGCCAATTCTCGAGCGTTAAACCAGCGTTGTTCCATTGGAACTGAACGTAATTTGGATTTGATGGATCTTCGCCTTCAAGTCTCTCAACTTGATCTGCGGGAAGCCCGATACAATTTTGCAGACCTTTTTCTTCATCAAGATCGAGATATAAAAACATGTCTCCATACTTGCACATCGTTCTTGCCCAACCAAAGAGATTGTGCTCGATATTCATTATGTTGTAATAAAGAGAGTGAAGAACATATTTAATTTCATCATTAGGGCACTTGATGTGAAGCACGGGAGTTAATGATGAATGAGTTGTCATCTCGTCCGCATAAATATCAAGGGACGAAGCAATCTCTGGGGTAAATTCCATTTGGTCAAAGTCAACATATCGCTCAGCTCTGTTTCTATTGGAGATCATGTTCAGAGCCATGACATTCATGGGATTATATTCTGACTTCTTGAATTGTTGTCCGGAAGCTGTTTTGAAGCGCTTCGCGTAAATATCAAGATGTCTTCTTCGTAACTGACGACCTGACTGTGTTCTTCGTTGGGTAATCGGACCCGAGAACATTCTTGTTAATGTTTTGAACAACGAGCTTTGATTATTGTTCGGGTTTCTATCGTTACGAGCCATACTTTATCCTTTATATATCCAGAAAAATTCTTTTGTTTTATCTATCTCCTCTTGGTGTTTTTCTTGAAATGTTTCTTTGTAAAAGTTTTGGCCCTTGATTTGAGTATTCATAGTCGTTGTGCTTTTGAATACTCCGCCAAGCATCGCTTTCTTATATGCCATATCTCTTTCGTTTTCTGTAAGTGCCGTATCGCGGACCCAACAGGCAATTGCCAAAGACATAACTAAATCATCATTATAAGATCGCATAGCTTGAGGTTTGCCATTAACCCATACAAATGTTTTCAATTCATGAAAGACCCTCGAGGAATGTATATTAATTAGTTTGTTTCTTATGTACTCTTCCAATTTGGCTACGATTAATGGTCTTGTCTTTGTTGAGGTTGTAAATCCAGGTACTGCTCTTTCGTCATGTTCTGCCAAATAAGCCTCTACATATTCATGAGTTGATTTGATAGAATAATAAAGTTTTTTGTATTCTAGGTCTTTTAGTTTCTCCAAAACAGCAATTCCGACTCCAACATTTTCAACAACGAGGAGACAGGTGCCGTATTCGGTTCCAGCATCAAATAGGATGCGAGAATACATATCCAGGTCGGGCTTGCCTTGGTATTCGGCAACGACGGTCATCGTGTCAACCCTTACAATGTGGAAGCAAGAAAAGTCCGCTCCGTCTCCTCTCGCCACATCGGCAGAGAGAATATATGGCACACCTTCTTCATACTTTTCCCATATCCAAAAGTTTCGGTCAAACCCTGTTCTGTATTGTGGTTCGTTGACACAACTAAATAAAAGCTCTAAATCTTCTGGGTTAATTACTGTTTCACCTGATGCGTTGAACGAACACTCTAATTCCTGTGCGATCTCTCGCTTCGACATATTGTTTGTCTCTTTGTCATACCAAGCTTGATCTCGTTCGGGGTGAACATCCCACATAAGTTTTACGGGATGAAAATCATTTGTTTGTATCTCGGCTTCCGTATAAGTCTTGTGAAACCAGTTTCCTACGCCGTTAGGAGTGGAGAGGGCTATACACCTACCCCCTGTTGATAGAGTGGGATAGAGACCCGTCCAGAGCTCGTCAAAGCCATCTACGAAAGCAGCCTCGTCCACGATGAGTAAAGACAGCGCTTCCGAACGACCAGCATCGCCAGATGTGGATGCGGCTTTTACCATAGAGCCGTTTGATAATTCAAAGGATTGTTTGTTGTCAACTGAGATCTTTGCGATCAACATAAAAGAAGGAAGGTTCTTAAAGATCATCTTCACTTTCTTTATTAGGTTTGTTGCCGTGGATAGTTTCGTTGCGATTACGAGAACATTCTTTTCTCGGTGAAACAACATGAACCAAGCAACATAGGCAGCAGAGATTGTTGAGATCCCAAGCTGCCTTGCTTTTAGTATAACATTAAAGCGGTAGTCGTTAAAGTCTTGAAGAAGTTCTCTCTGGTAGTCATACGTCTTGAACGGAATCTGACCTTTGAGAGGGTGGGAGATCTTACAATAATTATCAATAAAATAATGAGGATCTTTCCCACATTTAACAAGTTCTCCAACGATTTCTTGCTTTGTGAGTTTCATTTATCACCTATCGGCTGTTACTACGCCTGCTTTTTTTCTATACGTGGTTGTGTTAAAGCTATAGCCATGGACAATTTCAAAATTTTGCAG